ACTTTCATATTTTAATATCCTAAAACGCTTGTTCGTCTAACTTGACCTTGCTGACGGTAAACCTTATCCGCCTCCAGCGTGATAATCCCCTCGGCATTTCGGTCTTCCGCAGCCGCAATATCGGACTGCCCGTTTGCTCTCAAATAATCCGCATAAATTCCACGGATTAAGTAATTCTCAAAAATCTTTGGCACTACTGCCTTATCCCAATCGGCTGTTACAGTTGGAGCAACTCCTGTTTCTGTGCCGCCCGTGTTATTTTTGCGGGTGTAAAAGTGGCCGGTGGTTGGGTAGTAAATTTGTGCGTCATCCGCGTATGCCGTGGAAGCATTATATCCAGAATCCCCGCTTAATTCTGGTCGGGCGATTCGGTACTCGACATAAAGCGGCGAGGTAGTAGTGAACACAGTAACTGTTTTGCCAGAATTAGTGTCGCTATCAGTGCCATCATCGTACAATATAAAACCCACACTAGAATGAAGAGTGGTTTTTCTAGGATTCTTGCTGTAAACCTCCAGTATTTCTCCAGCATCTGTCGGGTAGGCTATTGTGCTTACGTCACCCGTGGTTGTAACGGCAAGCTCTGAAATTCGTAAAAGGTCGGGCCAATATTCTGTCTCCCACGCAAATGCTATGCGGGGGTTTGCCAAGTCCCGAACTTGTTTAAAAAAATGGCCGGGTAAATTGTCCCGATCCAGACCGGCCAACTGCGCTACTCCGTAAATTACATTACTGAATTTAAGCGTTTGCATCTACTTCAACGCGCTCACTTGGCCCGTACACCTTGCGATATGTGACGCGGCCAACCGGCGTATCGTAATACCCCATCGGCTTGTTGCCCCCATATCCTACTTGGGTCTTTCCACTAACGGACTTAACCCGGCTCTCTGGATTGTCCCGCAAATATTCTTTCATAAACTTGCGGTCGTTCCAGCATTCGTATCCCAATCGCTGCCCCCAATGGTGGTAGGAAGTGGAGTCGATTCTGGCTTTCTGCTCTCCTAGTGCAGAGTGCTTTGCTTCGTTCCGCGCTTGGGTTGCGATATTGGAGGATTGGTTGACCCGCGAGCCTTGATACTCGCGAGCCAACCGCCCCCTCAAATTCGCCGCCACAAGGGCAGACATTTCGTCTGATAATCCCTCTGGGGCAAACATTATTAACTGTCCGCGCTAAATGCGCCAAACGCGCTGGGATTGTGGATCACCAGAGCGGCCATTGCCTCAATCAACCTCGCTGGGCCACCGCCGTTATCAGTCAATTCCTTGATCTGTGGCAGTTTGCCATACCGGATTTCAGCCTTGTCAAACGGGATGATGAACCCTCTCGTCGGACGATCTGTAGCAGTCCCTCCGTGAGCGGTTTCTGTAGCCGCACCGTCTACCCCCGCCGTGGTAGTCGTATTTATGTGAACGGTGGGGTGTAACCGCAAGCGGCCAAAATCACCTTCGAACACATCAATCACGTTGATGAACGATTTCGACTCTGCCGACTGATTGAAAGTCTTAATAGCAAGACGTTCATTAGACGTTGACCCCGCAACGGATTGCGTGAAGTTCGTGAACACGCGCTTCAAGGTCGGGCCACAAAGCAGATCATAGTCGCGAATCGTGCCGGTGGTGTTGTAGATACTCTTCAACACATCCTGCACCTTACCTTCCGTAAGACTTGCTGTAGCCGTGGTTTCAATAGAACCCGTTGGGGTTCGATACCCGTCAGGAACAACAACATCGTCCGTGGTGGTGTGTGCCGTTCCAGCGACCGTAATATAGCTACCCAGACCTTTTGTCATGTACGGATTTTGGGAGCCACTTTCAACGTCTGCATCAGCGTTGCCCAAGAAACAATATTCCATGTCTCTTTTAATCTCGACCAATTTCTTGGCGATACCGTTTGCCAACTCGGACTTAATCCCAGCAACTACCTGAACCTCATTAGCGAGATTCGATATGCGGAACGATCTGCGGAAAATCTGCACATAGTTCTGCATCAATGCTCGGTCTTTAGCCGGGTTAACGTAGTCGCCTGTGACCACATCAACGCCCTCAAATACTCCAGCACCCGAAGGGCTATCGTATTTATCCATTTGCCACCCCATTACAACATTGCCGGGCTTCTTCCCTTTTTTCGCAAGAGACGAAAAAACAGTAGATTTAGCATCGACATTGCTGATAAGGTTAGACAAATCCTCTCTACCACCGGAAGCACTATATTCCTGTCCGGTGACGCTGTATCCTTTTTCTAAAAGAAGTGCCATTCGATTATATCTTTCTTATCTGCGGGTATCTATATACCCAATATTACAAGTAATCGTTTAAGATTACGTTTGCCAAGGAATTCTCATCTCTTGACGAATCAAAAGATTTCCTAGCGGAAGCTGAACGGGCGGCAGCGGGCTTGGCCTTTGCCGGTGCAGATGTAGGCGTGGAGGGTTGGGCGGGTGCTTTAGCTTTAGGTTTGGCCGAGTTACTTTTCGGGTTACTCACCATTTCCCTATACGCTTGTAATCCCAATTGGAATATACTCACATCCGCTTTCCACGTTGGGTGGGTTCTGATTTCCGGCCGGTTTTTCAAGATTTCCTGTGCTTCTTGATAACCAACGGAACTTCGGTCTTTCCAATAGGTGAACACTTTGTCCACTTGGTCATTTACTTGGGATTCCTCCCGTAAATAATCGAGCCGTTCGGGGAGATGTTTTTTAATAGACTTGCGGGCATTGCGCTTTATGTTTCGCACATCATCCGCCGAGTATTCAATATCGTCGTCGCCACTCTTTTCAACAATCGCTCCGTCTGGGTTATCCTCGCACCATTCCAAGATTTCGTCCGCTTTTTCCAGTTCCTTTTCCACCGCCCTTTGCGATGTTAAGTTACTGTACGGATTTGAGCTTGGTATGTTGGCCAGTTCGGGCAATTCCTCCTTGGACTCCAACTGCTCCCGTAGACTCTTAACCTCCGATTCCAGATCATCCACCCTGCCTTCAGCAACACGGCGTTTTGCAGTTAATTTGTCGATCCTCTTTAACAACCCTTTTTGGGGGCTGGGAGAATCGGCATCTGCCGCCGGTTCAACTTCCGCAGAATCTTCTGATTCAGTCTGAGAAAGAACTTCTTCGGCTTCTCCTTCCTCCGGTTGTTCGTCACTCGACGATCCTTCGGGAGGAGACTCCTCACTTTCCGCGTTATCCACCGATTCCTCGGCGGCCGGTGCTGGTTCCGGTTCTGGGGTCAACAACCTTTCCAGTTGCCCCGCCAACCCATCAACGTCAGTCGCCTGACTAGGATCGACTCCGATAGCTTCCGTCGATTCTGAAGGGCTATCACCTTCAGCTACTATGCTTTCACTCATGCTATTTTTAAGCCCGGCAAGGGGGCAAACAGGGGATGTTTATAGAGGCCCACAGAACCTCTCGTTCGCTATAGACGCAGAAAACCCCCGGTCGCCAAAAGGAAATCTGGCAAACGCGGGGGTTGGGGGCGGGTGTGCTAGGTTTTGTCTGGTTTTTAATTCAAACTATTGCGCGCGGTTTCTCTCAAATGAACCAAGTGCGCCATGAAATCCGACAGTCCGGCCGCTCGTCCACACTGATGAATTCGTTCTTCACCCTGCGTTTCTCCAGCAATTGCCTGTGAAATCTCCACCTCCACGGCCGCTCCCACATTGTCAAGAACCGCATCCCACAAGACGCTATTCTCAAACTGAAAAGGTGCTAGGTTCTGGTTCATGTTATCTGGTTAACACCGATTCGGCCGATCTGCGCGTTCTGCTGCTGCATAACGGACATCTGGAGATTCTTGGAATAGTTTTCGAACAGTTGTGTAAACAGTTCGTCACCTTGCAACGCTTGCTGCGCTTTCGGGTTACGCCCCACAATCTCCTGCGCGTACTGCATCTTGGTCTGGGCGGCCGGGTCGTTCTCCACATACTGCGGCTCCATTCCCAATAGCATTCCACCAATATCGGACTTCACATCCTCGTACATTTTCTGGGATGCTGTGGTCTGGTCAATTACCAATTCCTCGGCAATGTCCGGCGAGATAGATCGCGTAATCATCTCCACCAACTTGTTCCTGTCCAGCACTCCACCGACATCCTGCGGCACAACATACTGCGCGATGCTCGACAACTTCGTGTTGACATATTCGGTGTCCAGTTCGCGCACATCAAACTTCAAAACGAAGTCGAACTGCATCATGTCACTTTCGGGGATTGAGTTAGTTCCAGTGATCCGCTGGATTTCTTCCGGCGACAAAAACTGCAAACTCAACTGGAACATCTGCTGATATGCCTCTGTCCACACTGTTAACCAGTTATTAACAAGTCGTTGCTGTTTTAGCTGGGTCTGCGTGGCCGGAATGGCCGCGTTGGCTCGACCGAAATATTCGTCTGCCTGTTTCGTCACAATGTCGATCAGGTTAAG